CAGCAGCATCGACAATTTGCCTACGACCACCAAGACGATCATGGTGGACAACCTCGCCAGCCACCTCCGCGACGCCTGGGAGTTTTTTGACTGGCCCGATTTGTGCCGCACTGAAGAACGCACGGTGCAGACCGGCGTGGACGAGGACATCTATCTTGATCTAGCGCAGGCCGGCGAGACGGAGATCGGCGACGTTTTCTCGGTTTACCAGGACAACCCCGCCACCCACGCCGCGCCGAGAGAAATCGCGTTCAGCTTGGACCTCGACAAAATCCGGTTGCCGAGCGATTGCCCCTCCTCGATCTACGTCAAATTCCGGCTGCCCTCTACGGAGATTTCCACCGTCCTCGCCACGGCCCTCGCGCAAACCGTCCCGCAGATCCTGGCCGACTACCTCAAGTTCTCGCTCACCGGCGACCTCTTGACCGAAGACGGCCAGCTAGACAAAGCCCAGGTCATGTATCAGCGGGCCGAGCTGTCACTGGTCAAAGAAACCGAGAAATTCACCCTTCAACAACGCCAAGTCCGCCGCTGGACCGCCAACGTCGGGCCTTACTGAACACTGAAAACTGAACACCGAACACCAAACCTATGGGAAATCCAAACGTAAGAATAAATCCAATAACCGGCGAGCTTATTGATCGTTCGGGCACTCTGACCAGTGATCTTTTCATCACAGTTGCTTTGGAGAACACGGCTCGCAGCTACTTTTTATTCCAAAACATCAGCGATGCCACGATGTGGCTGGATTTTGATGCCATTCCAGCGGCCGACAACAGTAGCATTTATGTCGCACCGCAGGGAAGTGTGCTGTTTAACGGCACCTTTATTCCCAGCGGAATAATCAATGTGATCTGCCCAGCGGCAAGTGGCGGAGATAAAAAGTATGTGGCCAAGGAGGGCATTCGATGAACCGGCTGCTCCTTATCCTCCTGCTGGCCGCCGCCACGGCGCACGGCCAGATCAACAACCCGCCGACCTCGGTGAACATCGTGGACTCCACGGCTACTGGGCGTGCGGTGCTTACGGCGACCAATGCTGCGGCGGCTGCTACGGCCATCGGCCTTGGGACAACCAATGATGTTACCTTCTCCGAGTTAAGCGTGTCCGGCGGAGGGACAACGAACCCCGCAATCAAACTTGGCAATAGCCTTACTGGGTTCTCAGCGTCTCAATCTCCGTCAACAATTAGGACAATTGCTGGAGGGTCGGTGCTACTCACGTTGTTTGGCGGGGGTTTTAGCGTCACTCCATTGGCAAACTTTTCGACCAACGTCACGGTAGGCGGCTCCCTCACCGCCACCGGCAACGCGACCCTCAACGGCGTCAACAACACGATGCCAAACGCGACCAATGCCGCGAGCGCATCGAGCTTGATGACGCGGGTTTTGACGGACAACAACCCAATACAAACTATCGGCACGGTTCGACCTTTGGGAGCTTTTGGGTTCAATACGAATGGCGGGGGGTCCGCAGCCGCTAACCACGCATTTGGGGGCGCAGACGTGCGAGGCGGGACAAACACCAACGGATATGGCCGAGCCTCATTGTATCGCGGGCTAAATAACAACAACAACTTCACGGGTGCAGGAATTTCCGCGCAGAATATGTCTATTTCTTTTTTGTTTGCCGTAAACGACACCATAACGACCAACAGCATTGTGCGCTTGATAGTTGGCAGCGGGGGATTTCAAAACGCCGCACCGCTCCTTGCTCCAGCTAATAGCAACGCATTAAGCGCCCGTGGCTTTGGGGTTGAAATTGCCCGCACCAGCACCACCAACGTCCACCCTTCGGCAACCTTGCGGGCTCGTTTGTTCGCCCATGACGGGACCAATTATTATACTTCTAGTTATACTGATGACTTTTTTGCTTTTTCACATCAACAGCAATTTATTGTAAACTACACGACAAACGGAACTGTTACGCTTCAAACAAGCAGCTCCTCGGTTGCACCCAGCCGCCCGTCTGCCACCCCTGTTTTGACCCTAACTAACGGGCCTACAACTACGTTTGGTGGCGCGTTCATTGATTTTGCAACAGTCAACCGTTCAGACATTGCACCCGCAGCATCTCTGCACACAATTTATTACGGCGGCATGGTGGAGGTGAAAGACTAATTATGAAACTCCTACTCTCCAACAACCAGCTAACCCGTTACAGCAACGCGGGCGCATACGCCACCACCACCGCCATCCCCTTGGACGGCGCCCTAGCCACAACCGCGCAGACGCTACTGGCATGGCTCCAATCGCAACTCGTCGAAGGCGAAAGTGTCGGCCAAGTCTTTATCGAGCCAGACGGCACACACTCCGACTATGAGACGCAAGCGGACGCCGAAGGCAATGAGTCACAGGTCGCCACCAGCACCCGCGCAAAGCTGTCTGCCGCCGTCACGGCCCACGCCGAAGCCGGATCACGCAGCGTAGTATTCTCCAGCGAAGCCCTGCCCACCGAACTCCGCGACGGCCTTCTTGCCGCATGGGCGGCCGTGGACGCTTATGTTGTTCCTCCGCCAGCGCAGGACGATGTGGTCATCGAGGTGGAGGGCGAGGTGCCGTGAGTTACTGGCATCAACACCTCACGACCGTTGAGCGCGGCGCCCTCGGCACGTTCGCGTCTCTCGGCAGCGCGGCGGTCAGCATGGTCAGCCACCTTGAGCTTTACCTCCGGGTAGCCGGCCTTTGCGTCGGGCTCGCGGTAGGTCTGATCACTTTGATTTCGGTCTACCACGACCTGAGAAAAAAACAGAAGGAGAACAAACCATGAACAACTGGAAAACAACCACCCTCGGCGTCTTGACGGCGCTGATCGCAATCGCCACCGGCGCCAAAGAATTTCTCTCCACCGGCAGCCTCCCCGACATTGGCCTCATCGCCGCTTCGTTGGCCGCCGCTTGGGGACTTGTGATGGCAAAAGACAACAATGCTCGCGGCTAAATTCATCGCCGCTGGCTTGGTCTTCGCCGCCTACCTACTACTCCCCGGCTGCGTGACGGTGGGCTACGATTTTCTAAAACAGCAAGCCACCGTGACCGTGACACCAAGCACCAAGGGACTCGCTAAGTAAGCAATGTGGACGTGGATCAAGAGACTATTTGGCAGCAAGTCCGCCGCTACCCCAGCGCCGGCCTCGCCGAACTCTGTCTCCGTATCCAGTCCGAGCTTCATCGTCGAGCCGCCCAAGAACACCTACGACGAGCGCAGGGTCCACACGCCGAACAAGGGCAGCAACGCGATCCGGCCGGAGGCGGTAGTCCTGCATCACTCGGACGGCAGCTACCGGGGCGGCTGCGAGTGGATCGCCAACCCCGCCAGTAAGGTGTCCTACCACGTCCTCATCGCCCGAGACGGCCGCCGCACCGTGTTCTGCAACGACAGCGAACGCGCCTGGCATGCGGGCCGTAGCAACTGGATGGGGCGCCCGGATCTCAATAGTTGGTCCCTCGGCGTCGCCTGGGAGGGGAATACTTACGAATACCCCTTGGGCGACGATGCCATGGCCAGCGCCATCGAGTGGCTTGTCCCAAGAATGCGCAAGTGGGGCATCGACCTCAACATGGTCGTGACGCACCAGCAAGTTTCGCCCAGCCGCAAGACGGACATTTCCCCCGGCGATGCGGCAAGATTTCGCAGCAAACTAAAGGCGGCGCTGAACTAATGGCATTAGAATCACCAGTCCAACGCGACGGCGACATGGGTTTCGTGGGCTTTGCCTCGCGGCTCAACCCGCTGACCTTGCCCGCCGGTATGCTGCAAGACAGCGTCAACATGCGCTTGGAGCGCGGCACGGCGCAGACCCGCAAGGGGGCGAAGCGGCTGGCCGATGCCATCTCGACGGCGGACGAACCGCTGACGCTGTCCTTTGATCTCGCGGCAGACAAGGCAATCACATCAATCACCTTCTCCACCACGACCGCTACCGTGACCACCACGGCCGCGCACGGCTACACCGGGACGCCCACAGTAAACATCCGTGGGGCGACCGGCGTGGACGCCAGCAAATACAACGGCGACTTCGTGATCAGCTCGCCCAGCGGCACCACTTTCCAATACACCATGACCGGTACGCCGACAGCTAACGCCACTGGGACACTGCTGGCCAACAAAGGTCCGCTAGTCAAGACAACCTACGGCGGCGGCATCTTCGGCGCCGGGGTCTTCGCCAGCCGCAACTATGAGAATGCCAACGAGTTCGTTGTCATGTGTGGACCCGATAGTGCTTACCTCTGGCGCAACACCTCGGCGGGCGACACGGTTGTCACGGTCGGCTACCCCAGCTCGCCGGATGAGATCATTGAGCCGACTGACACAGTCTCGGTGGTGCAAGCCTACGACCGGCTTTATGTGCTCCGCGAGGCGGCGCTGACCGGCACGTTTGCCGAAGTGGGGCGCGGAACTGATGTTAATGCGGGCGCGGCAACCATGACCATCG